CCGTTCTTGGTGATGTTATGAGGTGTCAAACCGTTTGGTGTGAACGTCGGTGTGGCCGTCGCGTTCGCCGCCGTAGCTCGGAATTGAAGCGTGAGACCATCGGTGAGCGCGACGACGGCAGGCGAATATGCTGCGGTGATAGCATCGGCTGCACCGCCAGCAACCACCCAAGGAATTCCTGTATTGGTCGGGATTGCGGCAATCGCTGCCGCGAGCGCGTTGAAATTCGCGTCGAAGTCTGACGCCTGAGTCGGTGGTTGAGCCGGCTGATTTCCGATGACGAATGGAAGTACGACGGCTGGCATTACTGTTTCCCCCACGCTGCGGCTGGCGAGAACTCAAGGATAACGTTGTGGATTTGGATACCGTTCAGGGTTCCGGTGAGGGTAGCACCGATCCAGCGGCCGGTCTGCGAGAGGTTCGCTGAACGCGAGGCGACAAAGCCCTTTGCTGTGAACTGCATAATCTGTGCGAAATTATTTACAAAAGTCATCACTTGCTGCGCGTTATTAACGATGGTCATTATCGCCGCTTGATTGACCAAGTTCGCGTTGCTCGATCCGTTCTCACTATCGACCATAACGGTCATATCACTCGTCGCATTGACCGTCTGAGCGACCGCCGCGCGCAGAACACGCTTGTCATGGATGATGTCACCGACCGGGCTGAGCGAGGTCTGTAGCTTGTACGCGACAGGGATGGCGGTGTTGATCATGATTTGGGTGACATCGCTTCCGCTTGTCGAAAAGATGAAGCGGACGCCATTGATGATCGATCCGAAGATGAATTGAACGGATGTACCCTGATTGATCACAAACCATTTTTTGTTCTGGAATGCGAGAATCAGAGACCGATTGCCTTGAACCGGATCGTTGTAGGAGACCAGCAAGCAATAACTGCGGATGTTAGAAAGATCGATGACGGAAGCGGATGGCGGAAAATTGGTGAAGCTTACCGCCTGAAAGATGCCGTCCATAGGATCGCTGATCTTCTCGACAGACGCGCCGAATATCGCGTAAACACCGACCGAATTCGCAAAGAGAACGAGGCGATTGAACGATACGATCGTGTCGCGGTAGATGGTGCCTTGATCCGATGACAGAGGCGTGACGGTAAAATTTGTGACACCGCTTGTCACGGTGACGCCGCCGATGAACTTCACCGAGCCATCGCCGATGATGTAGAGATATCCCTCAAGAAAGCGCAGAGCCGTGATTTGGTGGACAAGATCGGCGTCGCTGATCGTGGTCGTGACCGAGCCGTCCGCGCTCAAGAAATCATCGTACCCGTCGCCATAAGTGGACGATCCCGTGCCCGTACAGATCAGCGTCGGACCGCTGGCGATCCACACCCGGCCGAAGCCGTAGCCGATTGTCGTAGGCGACGGCGAAATGAACGGCCACACATGCGCGTTCGCCGTAGCGCCGGTTCCAGTTCCATCGGTGATAACCACAGTTAACGTGTCGGTTGATAGGAATCCGGTGCCAGGCGTGAGCAAGGTAATCCCAACGATCGAACCGCCCGAAAGCTGCACCGAATAGGTATCACCCGATCCGCTTCCTCCCGTGGTGGTGACGACCGGGGCGGAGTAGCCGCTGCCGCCCGCTGTCACAATGATGTTCGGCGACACGGTTCCCTGGTGGGCAAAGATCACCGTGTCCCAAGTGCAATAGCCGGCGAAGCTATCGGCGATCAGCAACCGAGTCGTACCAAGAGTCGTACAATCAGGCGGTTGACCGGAGAAGGTGCCGGCTGGCGCGACCGTGATCAGATTGCCGCCTGGATTCTGCACCGCATAGAGCGCACCGTCCGACGTGAACTGCATCAGGTAATCTGACGTGAGGCCGAAATTGAACTCGAATTGCTTGATGATGTTTTTGCCGACGATCGTCTGTAGAGCGACCGCCGGACCAGGGACTCCTAAAAGCTTGTTGGCGGCGATCGGTTGAAGGTTCTCCATCCACGCCGCTTTTTTCTCGTCGAGCCCGTAGCGCGAAGGCTGCGTGTCCATACCGCCGCTGAAGTCGGCAAAGACCGCATATTTTGTCGGAGGGACCTGCGGCGCTTCGTTCCGCATCGGCTACATCCGGCGGATGCGCGAGTAGTATGCCCGAGCGTAGCTATGCACGCGACGCGCCCTGATCCGCGATGGGAGCTCGCGGATGCGCATGTTGTAGATGTTCATCATCGCCGTCATTTGAGCGAACTGCTGAAGCCCGAGATAGCATTCGCTCGCGGCATAAAACCGCACCGCATCAGTCCACGGATTGATCACCTGATAATCAACGTCGGTGGTGAGCACGAGATTATTTGGCAGCGTGATCGCGTCCCACTCCATCGGCATGGGCTGCGACGGGATCGGGAACATATAGATGCGCTGCGCATTGGCTTGAGGCGACGAAGGACTGACCGGCCCGTAGTGGACGGTGAAAGCACCCGGCCACCCATAGGTCTGCCTATACTGGCGGCAAAACGCCTGGAAGCAATCAAAGGGGAGCCAGTTGAAGGTAAGCGCGAGAGACGATGACGAGGACGGCACGTTCGACAGCAACGCCGTTATCAGCATCAGGTCCATGATGTTGGTGCCGTTGACCGCGTTGATCACCGCACCGCTGCCGTGCGGATCGCTGACCGTCACGGCCGGCGGCGAGAGAACACCGCTTTCCCAAGCGTTGATCGACGCGCCGAGGATGATACCGTTTTGCACGATCGCCGTGCCGGTGCCACCACCTGCCACCGTAATCGTCGGGCTAGTGTAGTTCGCGCCGCCGTTCTGCACCACGAGCCCCCCGACGAAATCGGTGAGCGGGTAAGTCTCTTGCTGCGTGTTGGTATTAAGACCGGTGATGAACTGCCGGACGCAAGTGCAGTCCTCCGCGATCTTCTCGCGGGCCTTATTGACGATCGGGATTAGCTGCGCGTCGGTGAAGTCGGAACCGGACGGATCGTGAATCAGCGCTCGTACTTGCGCTATGTAATCAGCGAGTTGATAATACCGGCCCTGCACATCATCCCGCCTTCTTGGCCTTACGCCCTAGCACGCGATCGAGCATGCTGTCCTTGTCGGCGCCCGGCGGATCGATTAATTCGGCGCCGTCGCCTTCATCCATCGTGCCGTGCTGCACGTCACCCTCGATACCGCCATCGCCGTCGCCCTGCATCGCCGTCTCGCGCGGCGGCGGCAAGTTTTCCTCGGTTGAGACTTCGCGCAGGATGTAGCTCACCTGCTCGACCTTGATGTTGGCGATCTTCGCCGAAGTCTCGCGGATCAAGCGCTCCATCGCGACGGAGGTAAGTTCCTTCTCGTCGCGCTTTTCGAGCACGTTCCAGCCCCAGCGCCGCGCCATGTAGGCGGTGTCAGGGGCAAACGTCACGATCCCGTCATCGTCAACCGGCATACCGAAGATGGCGGCGGCGGCGTCAAGCGGAATGGTGAGCGCGATCCCCGGCTTGAACACGTAGGGGATGCCGTCATACCGATCGTCGATCGGGAACTCGTTGTGGTTGGTGACGCGCGCGTGCGTGACGTTCACGAGGTAGTGGCCTTATCGAGCGCCGCGGTCGCCGCCAACGACTCAGGCGTCGCGCGAGCTGCGGCCGACTGTTCCGCCGCCACCTCCGGGGTCACGCCGAAATAGCCCTCGAAGGCCGCGTTGAACATGGCGAGAAACACGGTCGGATGGACCGGCGCATAGGTTGCCCCATGCTCGCTCATGTCGATGTCGGCCTGCGCCTTTTCGATGGCTGCAAGAATCTCGTTCTGGTCTGGCATTTAGAACTCCATGACGGTGAGTGCCCCACCCGGAGCGCTGCTGATGCAGTTCCAGCCGCCGCCGCAGTTGAGCGTATCGATGATGTAGGACTGCCCCGGTCCAAGCGTCACGGACCCTGGACCGTTGATCACCGCGACTCCCAGCGCCGGGCCAATGATCGAGCCGACTGCCGGCGGCTGTGCGAACGCGGGATTGGGCGGCGTGCCTGAAGCGATCGTGTTCAGCGTGCAAGGGCAGATAGCGACAGAAGCGGTCGCGCTATCGTTGTAGAAGATCAGCCCGCCGCGCGAGGGATTCGATGGGCACGCCATTTGATTGACCGTGCCGACCGTAACCGCATACCCGACCGGGGCGCTCGACGTGTTCGGATTTGACGAGCCCATAGAGCGCCCCTTTTGGTTTTAGACCAGTGCAGCGAGGTCAGTTTAGATCGGCTTCTCGGCCCACGTCCACGTCATCGCGGCGGTGATGCCGGACAGGATCGCGGTGGTCAGAGCCACGGCATTCCCCGGCGGGATGATCATGCTGCCGTCGAAATCCTCGCTCATGTTGTCCGCGATCGAGACGGTGACGGCACCCGTCGCGTTAGCGAAGGCGGCGACGCGGCCCCACACGAAGGCGGTGGTGAGCGTCGCGGTCGTCGCAAAGCGGACCACCGAGTTGCCGACGCCAGGCACACCGATGTTGTTCGATCCGCGATTGGTGTTGATGTCGGTGAAGGCCGAGAACGGCGCGCCGGTCGCGATATTGGCACCCGTGTTGTTCAGGAAGCAATATCCCCACGCCGACGCAGCGGTCGCAGCGTTCGCGTTGACGCCGACATTCGCTCGAATCGGAACCACCAGCTTGCCGGAACCTTGCGGGTTCCACAGAATCGCGCCGATGAACGAGGTGTTCGAGTAGATCGTGAGCGCGACGCCCGGAGCCGTGTTCGAGGCGTAATAGGTGTTGCCGTTGTACGTGTCGGTGAAATACTTGCCGTTCAGTTCCGACACGATTCCATCGTTCTGCTTGCCTTGCAGCAATGGGTTATTCGATCCAGCCGCCGCCGAGGTATTCGACGGAGCGTTCACCAGTCCTTGAATGACGGGCATTGACGCGAGCTCCTATAGATCAGTTACCGGGGACGACCGGCGGGACGATACCAAGCTCGAAAGCTTGGTCGTTGCGGAGAGTGCTCAACTGGTCGGCGTTGGAATTGCCACCGCCCTGACCTTGAGCCTGAATGAGATTGGAGATAACGCGGAGCTCGACGACATCGAGCAACGACGCGAGCGGGCTGCCTGGACTGATGCTCGTCATGCGTACACCGGGGCTTGGAGGATGTTGATGTCGGTCAGACCGCCGCAGACAGGCGTGAAGCTCGCCTGTCCCGTCGCGAGCGCCGACGTGTTGAGGATCGCCGCGACCGGGACTTTCTGCAAGCCGAATCCGGGGTCCTCGATAACGACCGCCGAAACCGCGCCGCCGGCAACGGTAAGCACACCGCGCGCCGCACGTGGCGAAAGGTTGCCGTTCTGAAGAGTTGAGACGATGAGCCCCAACGAAGTCTCGAAGATCGGGCCGGTGCCAGTGCCATAGCCGGTGCCGCCGACGATCCCCGACGCGCCGGTCATGCACATCGACATGACGGCGGTTGCCGCCGCTGCACCGCAGCCGGCAATGGTGATAACCGGGATGGTGGTGCCGGTGTACTGCCCGCCGTAGGAATACATGACGAGACCGGTGAGCGTGCCGCTGCCGGTGTTCGCATTGCTTGTGAGCAAAGCCCCGGTGGAGCTGGACGTGTTGTAGCCCGGCGCGGACGCCGGCGGCACCATCAACGGATGCACGAGGCCGAGCGCGATCAGACCGGCAGCGGCAACGCCGCCAGATGGTGCGCCCTGATAGGTCGCGGGCTGCGGCACGATGTAGAAATTCGGTGGCGAGGATTGCAGATAGCCGGCGCCCGCGTTCACCGTGACGATCGACGCGATGCCGCCGCCGGCATTGAGCGTGCAGGTGAACAGCGCTTGCACGCCACCGAACGGCGGCGGATCGCAGAGAATGATCGGCGGCGAGACGAAGCCAGAGCCGGCTTGCGAGATGGTCGGCGCGGCGACCGAGCCGCCGACGATCGGATAGCCCAGCGCTGTCGGTGCGCCGGTCACGCCCGGAGCGGCAAACGCCACCGTGACGCCGGTTGCCAGCGTGCCGATGCCGTTGGTGCCGCCCGATCCGGCGGCGGTGATGTTCGCGCCGGCAACCACGCCGGACATATTGATCAGACGCCAGTTGTAACCGTCCGTGTTGAACGGCGTCGGGCCGGTATCGGGCTGCGCGAGCGTGCGCCACTGCCCGGCGATCGGATCGAACCACTGAAGGACGGTCTGATCGCCTGGCCCCCACACATAATTGCCGGCCGGCGGAACGAACGCCTGCCCTGACAACAGCGGAACCGTGCCACCGCCCCAAGCGACGTTGGCGGGAGTGAACGGAAATGCGCCACCAATTCTCGGCATGATCCGCCCCTCAGATGTTCAGGAAGCCAAGGCCATCGAACTTGCCGTGGCACTGTTCTTTGACGCTCACCAGCTCAAGCAGCGTGAGGATCGCGCCGATATAGCCAAACTGGCCGTTCGGCAGCGTCGACTCGAAGCCGGTGAACTGGAACCCCGCCTTCTCGTGGATGTAGAGCGAGAGGTAATCCGTGTTGAGAAGGTAGAGGATTCCCTCGGGGCACTTCGGATCGCAATAGACCGGCACGCTGCCGACCATGCAAGCCTGGAAACCCGACTTCGCGCCTTCGCTGGTGTCGCTGAAGTTCGAGCCCGGCGTGATGTTGTAGCGCTCAAGCGCCATGAAGTCCTGCGTGAGCAGAGTCCAAGTGCCGACGCCGCAGATGCCCATCTTCGGCATTTCGCCGTTCTTCTTCGTCACCTGAGCGATGTACTGCATGATCAGGTTGCGCGTCGGCGTGGTCGCGCCGCCGTTGTGAACGTAGGTGGATTTCCACCACTGGTTCGTCGAGCGATTGATACCGCCGTAGCTCGCGCTGAACGTGCCATCATCCACCGCCGCCGGCAGGCCGAGCATCTGCTGATTGTTGGCGACGTTGTTGTAGAGCGAATTCGCGAAGGTATCGATGGTAACGTTGGTGGCGTCGTTCATGCGCGCGTCGATCAGCGGCACAACGTCATAGTCGATCTGCACCAATCCCTCGAAGCCGAGGAACGGAATGGCGGTGACGAACGCCTTGAGGTTGAATTCGGCGTTCTGAATTCCTGGCACGACGCCAGGCTGATTGAATGACCCATCGTAGCCGACCCACTGGCCGGTAATCATTGGATTGCCTTGCAGAGGCGCGGTGATCGGCGACAAGCCGCCGCTTGCCATCATCGCGGTCTGCAACAGCGCGGCAATCAGCGGCGACGACTGCCAAATCTGAACTATCACGCTCTCCATGAAAGCTCGCCTGACAGTTGCCGTTAGTTCATTTGCTACGGCCCCAGCCTGGGGAATTATGCCAACGCCGAATTGGGCCACGGCTTACGCCCCCATTGAAAGCAAACCAGCGAGCGTGCCGATTTGACTGAGTTGAAGATCAGCAACGCGGACGCCGCGACCATGCCGGCTCGTCCACAATTCTAGGTTCTCGATGCGGTTGTCATCCCGCACCCCGTTCTTGTGATGGACCGTCTCATCGGCAGTCAATCGTCTGCCAATGTGTTCTTCCATCACCACACGATGCTCGTACACCTGAGACGCTTTGCGCGAGCGGTATCGACGCAGCACGATATATCCGTGCCTGTCCATTGACCGCGCTGACTTGCTGCGCGCCATATTGCGGCACGTCCCAGAGCAATAGACCTGATTGAGCGCGTAGCCGCCTTCGTCTTTCCGGCGCAGCGAGAACAGCATTCCACAGTGCTTGCACTCACGCTGCCGACCGTTCGGATATTTAACGCGGCGATCCACTACGCCCGCCCTCGCCGAAGCTCGTCCACGACCTGATAGCCTTTCATCAAGGCTGTCTTTCTTGGGTCCTTGAGCACGTCGCCCGTTGGCATTTCCCAGCCGTGACTCGCGCCGGTATTCGGGCGCGCTGTCGGCGGGTTCTCGTGCGCGTAGAGGATCGCCGCGTGCTCGTAATTGTCGTAGCCGTTGGCGTCCATGAATTCGTCGAGCTTCTTGATCGTGTCGGCGGTGAAGCGGCCGGACTCGATCAACTCTTCGCGCACGGTTTCCTTGTTGCGCTTTTCGGCGGCGAGGCGGCGCTTGCCTTCCTCGGCGGCAAAGCGCTCGTCGAGGTCGGATTCCGTGACCACCTTTTTCTTCGGGTCCGGCTGCTGCTGTTGCTGCTGCCCGGGCACGACATCGGCGAAGGAATTGACGAAGGGCGCGATGCGCGGGTCCTTCGCGCCGTACTTGCGCACCAGCTCCGCGACGACGGCGCGATCGGGCGAGTGCGCGAGCGCCAACGCCAGATTGGCGAGCTCGGCCTTGTCCTCGGCGGTGAGTTCCTTCGGCGGCATCAGAGCCTCGTATATCCGTCCTCGAATGCCTTGGCAGGCGAAATCGATTTATAGCCGTCGTCATAGACGACGTAATAATCGCCCGACTTCGGGGTGTAGCGAGCGAACATGCCATCTTCGCATTGGATCGGCGCGTAACGCCCATCCTCGAAGCTAAGCGTGTCACGCTCGACGGCAGAAATTTTCAGCGCCCACACTTTCTTGTGGCACTGATACTGCGGCAGTTGAATTCCGGCGTGCTCGCTATCCATCAGATCGGCTTTCCCTTGCGGGCGGTCGGACCACCCTTCTCAAGCTGCAAGTTCTTGTTGGTGCCACGGCGCAGCATGGCGGACGAGCCGCCGCCGCCCCACACCATCCACAATGGCGGGTTGACGAATTGCCCGTTGCGCTCGGAACGGAGCATCTTCGGATCGCCAACCTTCGGCTTCATGTAGGACTGCGACATGATCGACTCCTATGCGGCCATCGGCATGGGCGACGCGCCTGCGCCACCACCACCACCGGCCCCTGGAATTGGCGCGGGCGCGAGGCCCGGCGCGACGTTGGACATCGGCGATTGGCCCTGCTGCGCCGAACGCATCAACTGCTGAGCGGCCGAGCCCTTGAGATTGTCGGCTTCCTGATCGCCACCGAATACCGGCATCAGCGCATTGAGCGCCTTCAGAACCGCCTTGTATTCCTTGCCGCCGGGAGGCAATGCGCCGAGAATTTTGTGCAGCGGATCGAGGATCGATTTGACCAATCCGCCGGCCGCAGCGGCATTGCCTTCACCAGCGCCCGGTGCCATCGCAGGCGATCCGCCCGGCGACATCGGCGATTGGGCCATTGAGCCCGGCATTGATGGAGGTGGCATATCCGGCATTTGCGCAACGATATTGATCTAATTCCGCGCTGTCAAAACTTGGGCATGAACAAGAAAAAAGCCCCAGCGGGCGAGGCCGGGGCTTTAAGTCCCAATGGAGGATTTCGTTTAAGCGTATGCGCGACTAGCGCTTGCTGCGGCGACCGCGACGGCCATGACGCTTGCGTGCCATGATCTATCTCCTTTTTCCACGTACCACTGACCCAGCGGCGGGGGAGCTCAGCGAGAAAATTATATCACGCCGCCGAGCGAGCGGAATGACTTGGGCGCAACGGCTTCCCGTCCGGGGCCAAGCCCTGCTTAGCGTTCTGTTCCCGCTGCTGAGTTTCTGCTTTGACCCGCTTGCGCAGCGCATGGATCAGATCGTCAAGATGCGCAGGCTGCAACAGCCGCAACAGCCATTCCCGATCGATCGCCTGAGCCTTGAACAGCGCCATCGCCTTCTCGTCGGTTTCCTGCGTGAACAGCGGCGAGTGCGAGTGACCGGCGACGCGGATGTGATAATCGCCTTCGAGCACCTGCGCGATCACGAATTCGTCCGAGCCTTCCGTCTTGAGCTTGGTAGTATCGTTCTTCGCCTTCAGCTTGAGTCCTTTGTCGGCGAGGCGCGTCAACGACTTCTCAAGCCCGGTCGCAACCTTACGCACGCGCCCGGCACCAGTCGTCCTGAGCTGTTGCGCGTGACCGGCACCTCGCACGTTTTTCTCGCCGCGCCCCGCCATGATTTCGGTGAAGCCGGATTGTTCAAGGAACAGCACGTCGCTGATGAAGCTGAGTTCCTTGAATAAGTCCTCTGGCATCTGCGGCGGATGCGGTGTTGCTTTCGCGCCAGGGATCGGGTCCGACACGCGCGAGCCCGGCGAACCGAATGCCGACATGCGCTCGTCGTCGAGACCGCTGAAGCCGGCGAAGTCAATCGGCGGATCAACCTGTCCCTCAAGGATTTCGTCGATCTGCTGCAACCGTTCATTGAGCCAGTCTTGCAGCGGTATCAAATCCTCAAGGTGACAATCGCCCCACATATAATCGTATAGCGTGTAGGGCGTGATCGCGACAAACGGGTGCTCTTGCTTGAGGAAGAAATTAACTTCGCTGTCGTACTTCGGAACGATACGCGCTTTGCTGTTCGCCTTGATGGCTTTGACCGTTCTCTTCGAGTCCGAGATGATGATGGTCGGATCGATTACATGGAAGGTCCGCCAATCGAGCGCAGCCGAGTCCCACACGTAAACCTCATGGAACGGAACGACGGTGTGGGCAATGCGCGGGCGGAAACTCGGGCTCGGCGTGTAGGTCGGATTGACTTCGCCGACCACATTGCCGGCGAGATTGGTGCCACCCGTCGCCGAGATAATGAGCTGGTTCATGGTGCCCGGTAAGCCTTGCTCGGCACCACCACCTGTCGCCTGTCCGAGCTCGGGGATGCGATGGGTAAGTCCGCCCGTCAGCAACCTCTCGACCGCATCGTCATAGTCCAGCACGTAACTATGGACGAAGGCTTGCTGATCCTCGAACGGTTTATATTCCTCGAACACGCCGATCGCGATGGACGGCACGATCTGCGCAAATTGCTGGTGAGTGACGCTGTTCCACCCGAGTTTCAGGAACATGGTGTCATAAACGATCGACCACAACAGCGCTTCGTCATAGGCATCGGCGAGCCCGGATGCGGTGAAATCTCCGTTCCATTCATCCTCGATCGCGAGGAATTTTGCGACCAGCAGTTCGTCGGCGTTGTTCGGCGCGGTGACGCTGAAGGTGCAGCTATCCTCGGCAAAGACGAAGGATCGCAGCAATGCGAGGTGCGACTTCAGCTTGTTGAAACGGACGGTCTGTTCTTGGTTCTGGCCGTAAAGATAGTAGCGGCGGCGGCGCTCATAGAGCGCTTGGCGTTCCTGCTTCGACACGGTGCATTTGTCGATCAGCCAGCGCAGGAACGCCTCTTGCTCGGCAACTGATTCCGGTATTCTCATTCTGGTATCGCCAAATTAATGCACGCCGCCAGGATCGCAGCTTCACCCACGACCGATTTGTCCGCAACCACTTGGGTAAGGATCGTGCTGGCCTCCTGCCACAGGCCGCTTTTCGTGGAAGGCGGCAGGGTATCGAACAGAACGACCGTGTGGTTCTGCCCCTTCCGCGTCATCAGATCGCGACGGCGCGCATAGATCGCGCGGGCGACAACATCGGTACTGACGGTCATCGTGTATCCCCTTTCATCGTTTTGTAACGAACGTTGGTTGGGATACCGCCCTTCGGCTTCTTGAACTGCGCGTGCGTCGGCAGGAACCCGGTCATCTGACTCGGCATCTTCGCGAAGCTGGCGCTTGGCGTCATGGTGCGCGGCACCTGCATCCCCATCCCGACACTCAGCGGCGGCGCGTTGGGGAATTCCTTGGCCGCTGCATAGCCTGGATGCGCCGACTCGCCCTCACGCGCGGTGCGCAAATTAGTCAGCTTGTATTGGCTCGCCACGTCGCGCAGTACCCTATCGGCGTGCGTCGTCGTGTTGTGCCGCACCGATACCTGCGCCACCGTCCCCGTCACCTTGACGCTGCCGCATTGCGGACAGACCGGCGGGCGATCGAGCGAAGAAAAAACCATCTGGCAATTATCATTCAAGCAGAGCCACGTCGGCTTTTCCCTCACCGCCTGCGCTCGTGCCGTCATATTGAATTTCATACGCCGCACATTCCTTCGCACTCATTAACGAACATGTCCAACTGCGGCGATTTCGCAACACTGAAATCGACATCGCGCAAAGGGATTTGATGGCGGCTCACATAAAGCGGGCCTGTCGTTCCGGCACCGCCGTTACGTATAGCATCGTCAAAATTGCACGCAGCACCGAAATCAACCGCATCCATTTTCGCGAATTCGGCATCAGATTGTAGAGGGCAATGCACACACGCGGAGCGCGGCGGAAGCTGAAACCCGTTTCTTCGCAACCACGGCTCACACTCTTGTCTGTGAGTCCTTCGCTCAATGAGAGGCCAGCGGTTAGTGATCCACATCAATTCAGCAGGCTTCATCCTGTCAGATTCATCCGTACTGAAGCCGATCCACATTTCGACACGCTGCTCGCGCGCACGCTCACGCGGATTCATCCCGAAGTGGTTTCTTAGCCACGCATAAACCGCGCGCGTTTTCCATTCTTTGCTACAACGAATTGGCAACATACCTTGTGGAGAAAAGAACGGTGGCGTGAATTTTGTCCCGCTCGGTTCGCCTCGGTAATGAGCAATCGTTGCACTCGCAAGGTCAAGATCAAATCGCTTAACCCGATGTATAGGGAACGGCAGAGCGGAAGAAAGCCAATCCAAATGAGCATAGGTCGCGCGCTTCTCGTTGCCAGTGTCGGCGAAAATTGCGCAATCTGGCATTGGTGTAATCTCACCACACGCAGCCATAAGCGCCAGCGTAGTGCTCTGAACACCAGCACCAAGAGAGATAACTATCATCGCTTACCCATCAACTGCGCTTTGGTAATTCCGCTGACCGCGTTTGGTGAGGCTATCTTACGACGCGCGCGGGCTTCATCCCATGCCTTTTCCTCGGCGTCTATCGCCTCGTTTTCCGCCGATTTTTTCCGGCTGTTCGTCGGGATGGCGCGTTGCAGCTTCAGCCTCTTCGCCTTGGTGTAGATGCTGCTGAGCGAGAAAAGCCGGCCATACAGCCGCTTCAGCTCAAGCCGAACCTCGCGTGCTTTCATTTTCGAGTAGAGATCGGAGAGCGCCCGACATTGCTGTTCGGTCCAATCGCGATCTACCTTGCGCCAGTATCGTTGCTTGTATTTTTTACGCGGCATTGCGCGCCTCGGCCGGCATCAAAAGTTGATGCTTGGAGACGAATCCACCGAGCACGCGAAGATCGGGGGTGCAATCGATGCAGACTGCCAGCGCCACCGGATCGACGCGGACGAAGCGCCTGCCGTTGCAGGTGCGGCAGCGCTTCCAGTACGACCATTGATAGGTGTCGAGCACCGACGCCTGCGTTAGTAACAATGGCCGTGACGGCGTGGTGATCCACATGCCGCCGCGCTTCTTGATGAAACAAAGATCGCCGCTATCGATGCCAGCCATGATCATCGTGAGTGCTTGCAGCCGAAGATTTTTCGTCCCGTGTACCTGCTGATCAAGCTGCGAGCGGCTTATGCCCATCACGCCCGCAATCGCTGCCAGGGTGATCCCGTTCTGCAACGCAAACGGATCGTGCTTCAACTGCTTGAGGTATTTCTTTCCCTCGGCGTAGCTCAGTCCGACATCCGGGCGCGGCGGCGCTGATCCAAGCAACTGCTCGATCGACCGCAGCCGCCCGGTCTGCCGCTGATAGTTGTCGCCGCCCAATCACGCCCTCCTGATATCGAGCTCCAAGTCATCCTTCACGACGATCTTGCGCTCCGCCATGAACTTCCGCATCAACCCGTTCACCGGGTCCTCGCCGCCGTGCCGCTCGATTTCCTTCGCATGCTCCAAGGTGAAGCGCGACGCGCGCAGCTTCGGCACCAACCACTCGGCCCAAGCATAGACGGCGAGCGCTGCCGCCACCGGCTTGTCATCGTGGTAAGCGCCCTGCGCCTCGATATTTTCCGTGTCGGTGATGACGATCTTGCGCATCTGCTCAAGGCAGGTGAGCGACTTGATCTGCGCCAGATCGAGCGCCCAATAATTTTTGTACCGATTCATCAGCAGCGACTTGGTATCGATCGACTGTTTCCAGTGCCGCATGATCCCGCCACCGATCGAGTCCGGCCGGCGATAATAGAAGTCCCGCATCCGCGCCATGATGTTGAACATCGATTCGCCATCAGGGCCGGTCATCAGGTGCGTGTCCTGCTTGAGACGATCAATCTCTTGCAGCACGCTCATGCCCGGCCCGGTCACTTCGATGTTGCACATTTCGAGGCGGAACAGTCCAGCGAGATAGCCGAGCACCCACGCGAGGCGGTGCGTCGAGATATCATCGTCGGCATATTCCGCCACCTGAAAGCAGCAATCGGCGTAGCAGCGGAAGATCGATATAACCGAGTCGTCGTTGCCGGTGCCGCTCGCAACATCAACACCAGCGCAGTAGCGGCCAAAGCCTGACGGCATTTCCCAGATCTTGAGTTCGGCATTCTGGATCGCTTTCTGTGCCACCGGCACCACCTGCATTTCGGTGAAGCGTTCGGGACAAATCACCCGGAACGCCCACATTTTATTCTCGCGAACCGCGCGCTTCATCGATCGCGTTAAGTCTTTGTTGGCGAAGAACACCGAGCCGGTCGATTGGAAAGCATCCTCGGGCACCCAAGGCTGTTCTTGATCCATCGTCCCTTCGTCGCCGCCGCATTTGGTTTCGAGGTGGTAGCGATACCATGCGATTTGACCGGCCGTTATGTGATGCCCGTATTGCTCAAGGACTTCCTTGCACCCCTGCTTCTCGCGTTCGGTCAACGGCGTGTTGACGCCGCGCGGCATGTAGTGCCGATAAAGCCGGTTTGTCTCGCTAAACTCATAGCGCTCATCGCGCCACCATGAAACAAAGATCGCCCGCTGCGCCGGACTGTCCTGGGCAATCTGCCACATAGTTTCAAAATGATTGTAGCCGTTCGCCGTTGACTCGAAGAAGTACGCGCGGTGAGGATAAATGTCCGAGAAAGTTTGGTTGAGCGACGCAAGATCATCGGCAGACCCCCAAAAAGCAACCTCTGTACAGTGGGCATAATTCACACCTCCTGAGCGGCCAAGCTTGTTCGATTGCGAGCGCTGACCGGCAACCAGATAGCGGAACAGGCTCATGTTTTTCAGGATGAGCATCTTCGCGTTGTTCTTGTTCTGCGATACCTTGAAGCCGCGCGGCAACGTCTCAAGGAACACGTCGATCATGTTGCGGAACAGATCGCGCGCCGACTCGTCGTGCGTGACGAAGGCACCAAGCAAGCCGCCGTACTCGAACGCCCAAAACAAATCCAGCGCGACGAAGAAAGTTGACGCGCCTAATTGACGACTCTTCAAAATTACGAAGGTGGTGACACCTTCCGCGAGCCCGGCGCATATCTCGTCGAGAATGTAGAGCTGCGAGCCGAGTAACTGGAACGGCACCAACCCCTCATCGCGCGACACTATCTTGAGCGCGCCGAGGAACATCATAAAGCGCTCGCGCGGGAACGGCGATACCGATCCGTCGCCACGTACTTTCTTCAGGGTCGGATTGTTGACCGCCTTGTTGACGGTGTGAAGGTTAGACGACGGGACGCCGCGCGCTTTGTTTGCCGCGCTGCGGCGGATTGGCGGTTGCTTGATTGGCGGATCGGCCATCCCACACCCAGGCGAGGAAAACGCGATGATAGAGGGGAACAACCCCGCCAGGAAAGAACTTCTGCGCCAACCTCACGCGCGGATTGGCCGCTACAGGAAACTCACTCAAGGACAATCCCCGCGAGCGCCAGAACACGGCCGGCGTCAAGGTTGACAGGCGAACCCTGCCGCTCGGTTAACAGCCCCATGAAGCGCAGCAGGCGCGGAGCGCACGCCGCGATCGTCGCATCACGCTCATTCAGATTGGCGAAGATCATCCGGCCTTGCGGGTCCAGCACGTCGAAATCACCGCGCGCGGTAGGCACCACATGCCACATCGCAAGATCAGCGATCTTCAGATTCATTCCTTCACCCGCAACCCGATCGGCGTAACCCGCGTCTGCAACATGCTGAAGCTGGTTTCCACCGATGCGCTGAAGCGCTGCTTCCTCATCGTCGATACCGATACCTTCGACTTCCGCGCAGCCGCACGCAACTCGCGACGCTGCCGTGAACGAAGCAGTGCCGTAGCCTTCGCTTGGCTCCCCGCACCGGCAATCAGCTTCATCGCCTCTTCACGTCTCACGTTTACCACCCAAGAGCATTTGCATTGTCGGGTCAGACTTCCATAGACCAGTGGAATTCCACCACTCATTCGGTTCGCGGTTGATGCCGCCGATTGAAAACTCGCCGTCCGATCCGACCCATTGTCCAACCACCATACCACCTCTGACGATCGGCCCTAGACCACCAATCAACGGTCCAAATTCAAGCGTGCCATAGATGTTCGGATATGGGTCGGTGCTCCACACCGGCATGATCGACGCCACGCGCACGATCGCAGGCGCGCAAGCAACAAAGCCAACAAGCCCGGTGAGAAAGCCGCGACGCTTCAATGTGCCACCTTCATCGCACCACCAACGAATTGCGGGTTCCTCGCCGCGTGATCGTCCCACGCCTCTTGAAGAGCTCGCATCGCCTCCGTCGTCCCCCACTTGCGCCAGAACGCCAGCATCACGTCGCACTCCACCGGCAAAGGCCCAGCGTCAATGAAATCCCGCAACACCTTAGGCAACTGATCAAACGCCGCCATGTCGCGATCACACCGCGCCTTAACCTGATCAACAGTCAGCGTGTGCTCGATCGCCATCATCAACCCTCAAAGCGCTGCCGGCGTCCGCTTCTCGCAGCCTCAGTATCCGTTCCAACACGCAGCCACGATCCTGTCACCACCGGCAGCAACACAACGCTACAGCAGCAAGCGTCAATCCACCACATAGATCAGCGCAAGGATCGTGCGTTCTTATGTGAAGCGCTGCGGCCTAAGACCGGATTCGAACCGGCTTCCTGCGCCACCGTTTCTAGTGATGCCGCTCTATCCAATTGAGCTACACAGCCGCAGCAACCAACCAATACCACCGTCAATGATTTTTTGTCGGAAAAAATTTCAGGGTGCGGGGTATCTGATTCGCTCGCGCGAAACCCCATCGACCTGAGCTACGTCCAATTCTGACGCACCTCTCATCCGAGAGAACAAACCGGGACCAGGCCCGAGCTGGGTACAGCCTGAATCAATAGGTTGATTTGCGTCTTTACGCATTCTCGGAGTGCGTTGAAATCGCTCAATTCGCATATCGCATAATATCTATTATGGGAAATTGGAGCGTATTTTCGCTGATTTTCCAGTGACTTCGCGTACAGCAGCGAGTCCGGTGTTATGGGAAGTCTGGCACCCCGCCAGGGGGCCTAGCAGGCTTTGCGCTTCGATGGACAACTGCCACATTTTGTCAGCATGGTCACGGTATCTGGGCACCGCGAGGTAATTGGATACCGTGTGATTGGTGGTCGGTTGACTGGATCGGCGGGTGACACCCAACCACCATCTGGAGCCTTCGCTTCGCATCCGCTTGTGAGGTGGTGGGGGCTTGGTGGGACCGCCTCATGCGGCCAAGTGATTCTCTCTCCCCCTATAATCCCCCGTTGATGCAGCGAGGATCGGTGCCGCTCGGAAAGCCGGGCGCACCTGTAGCGGGTGCGGTTTACGGTCATTCCGTCGCCATTGAACTAGATACCAGCGGT